TGGTTTGAAGTATATGCTGATGGAACTGTTATTGCTGATCCATTTGACGATGCATTTACTTTATATTGGGAAGATTACTTACATGAAAGTACTGATACTTTAAGTTTTTGTAGTAACTTTTTTATAGTTCATGGTTTTTTACCTCAGATATCTACTGATATATTATTTAATAAAAAATATGCAGTTTTTGAGCATAATTATGAAGTATATCTTAAGGTTTTAGAACATATATATATTTGTATACCTTGTAATGATGATCCAGGATGTAGCTTATTTAATGTTAGTCCTTATGGTTCTACTATAGCAGAATTTATATCTAGTGATATAGATTTATGTTTAAGGATTACTATGGAATCACAAGGTTTGCAAATTCAATCTGGGTCTGAAGAATATAATGAAGAGTTATATACTGAGTATAAGTACAGTAAGAGTAAGGTTAGACAAAGATGGAAAAATCAACAATTAGTCTGTACTAAATTGACTAAAGTTAAAGAAGATTTAGCTGCTGCGAATTTAGGATCAAGAAAGAAAAATACCAAAAAATTATTTATTAAGAAACTAAAGTCTAACCATGTTAAACCGCAAGCAGGTAAAGAAGATAAAAAGATTGACACTAAAACTATTGTGTCATTCTTTGAGAAATTGTTTGGTGTCTTTGCAATGAAATATTACGATCATCCCATTATTACGGGATTGTCAGCACTATTAATGTTATGTAAGAATTCATTGTCATTTATGTTATATGACAGTATTAAAGATATTATTAGTAGTGTAAAGGATTGCAGTGGGACATTTAGCGATTTTTCTAACTGGTTGAAAACATTAGTGGTAGACATTGAGAAATTTAAAACTAATAAATTTGCTCAAAAGTTTATGGAGCTACTGTTAAAAATATGGACAACATTGTTATGCCCTAGTATCTTGGTAGAATGGAGTGAAAAGATATTACAAGGATCTTTATCAAAGATTTTTGAATGTTTTTCAGGTCTAGGAAACCCTATAGAATGTATTATCTGGGCAATGACATATGTTGTTAATGGAGTTGATGTATTCATTAAGGACGGAGTTATGGACGGATTTTTGAGCACTGAGACTTTAACTGATAGTTTATCTGACAGAGTTCGTGTCATTCGTCAAGACTTTAAACTATATGCCACTGGAGATCTAGAGTTTATAAAAGG